CGATGAAGATACACGTAAACGTGATACCGTCACCAGCTGAACTGGTGACGGTACATAAGCGCGAGCCTATCAACAGGGTGATTGACAGGCTGCGCAAGTTGGACGACCATGACTTCGACAAGTCGGTCAAAGCAGCGAAGTGGTTGCGGATTTTCGACAAAGGAATGAAGTGGATTGAGGGCAAGTTTTATGGACGAAAATAGTTTGCTGGAGAAATTAGAAAACCTAATCGATCCGACATTCCTTGACCGTGCTTTGGCTGGGGAGGCGTAAGTGGAAAAACCTATTGAAAACGTCAACCATTGGTCATACTCATCGGCTAAGAATATCTATCACAGTGGCATTGATTACGCTGTAGGATTGAAACTTGGCTTGATCGAGAAAACCTATGGCAAGGCTGTAGATATCGGTAAATTGGCACATGCTCACCTACTTGGCGGCGAGCAAGAGTTCGTAGTCAAGCAATATCCAGACTATCGCACAAAAGAGGCGAGAGACTGGCGTGACGCACAGACACTGCCAATCATTGATGAAGATGAGTTTGAAACGATTTGCACAATTGCTGAGCGAATCAAAAGCCACCCGCTGGCAAATCAGCTGGTGCTTGGCGAGAACGCTCGCCATGAAGTTGAGCTCAAAGCCAAAATCGAGGGCAAGGACTGGGTTGGTCGAGCTGACGTTGTTGGCGTTCAGGGCGACGAAATTAAATACTGTCTTGATGTCAAAACCACCGCACGGTTTGACGATTTCAAGTGGGAAGCTCGTCGAATGGATTACGACTTGCAGGCGGCACTTTATTCACTGATCGCTAAGTGCGAGAGCAAAGAGTTTTTCTGGGTTGTGGCTGAGACGGTCGCACCATATCGCGTCGGCGTCGCCACAGCATCGCCAGAGTTTATCGATAGCGGCTTCGTGAAACTAGAGCGAATCGTTGGTGAGATCAAACGCTTTGACAAACGTCCTGGCAAAACAGACCTCGAAAAGGTCAACTTTAATATAAACGAAACCATGGACGACATCCTCGTTCTTGGAGATTGGAGCCAATAGTGACAGAAACAGCTATTCAAAAAACAAGCAGTACCACGCTGACGCTGCAACAGCTAGTGAAATCTGATGCGATCATAAAGTCGGCAGAGCGAACGCTTGGCAATAAAGGTAGACAGTTCCTGACCAGCGTACTAGCGCTGGCGAACAGTAGCCCGACGATCGCCGAATGCGACCCAATGACAACGTACAATGCTTGTCTGACGGCAGCGACACTTGACCTACCAGTCAACCAAAACCTAGGTTTTGCTTACATTGTGCCATACCGAAACAAGGGCAAGATGGAAGCGCAGTTTCAGATGGGCTGGCGTGGATTCGTCCAGCTGGCTATGAAAACCGGACAGTTTCAGAGCCTGGGCACGCGAGCAGTTTACGAAAATGAGCTGGCTGACGTAGATAGTTTTACAGGCGAACCGAAGTTCAATTTTCAAGCAAAGAAAGAAGGCAAGGCTATCGGCTATATGGCGTACTTTATTTTGCTGAATGGCTTTCGTAAAGCTGAGTTTATGAGTAATGAGGAGATTGAAGTCCACGCTAAAAGATACTCAAAAAGCTACAAGAGCGGCTATGGTGTTTGGAAAGACAACTTTGACGCGATGGCGAAAAAGACGGTCTTAAAGCTACTGTTAAGTCGCTACGCGCCGCTGAGCATTGAAATGCAAACAGCGATTACTGAGGATCAAAAAGTTGGCGACGAATACGCTGACAATAAACCAGGGTCATCACTGGAAGTTGAAGATGCTGAAGTAATTTTGGGGGAAGACAATGGCAGCAATCAATAACGTAACACTAATCGGTCGCGTCGTCCGAGACATTGAAGTCAATTCAACCAATAGCGGCAAGTCCGTAGCCTCATTCGCCTTAGCTGTTGACGGCTACGGCAAAGATGCCGACGCCAGTTTTATCGATTGCGTTGCTTGGAATAAAGCAGCCGAATTATTGGCAGAATATGCGCCGAAAGGCAAACAGATTGGCATAACCGGCAGATTGCAAACCAGAATCTGGGAGAAAGATGATATCAAGCGTAAAGCGACTGAAGTCGTCATCGATCAGTTCCAGCTTTTGAGCGACGCCAAGGGCGGCAATAACACCACACCAGCGACTGAGCGATATGCTGAGGAGGATACTAAATCAGCAAGCACAACGACTAATCAAGCAGCAAAATCAAGCGAGGATGTCGACCTCGATGCGCCGATTGATTTGAGCGAAATACCATTTTAATAAATAAGTAGGGCTATGACGGAAACGAAGAGCGGCGGCAGGAAGACTGCCGCAACAATTCTCGCAAAAAATCCAAACTTCTACCGTGAAATTGGCAGAAAGGGCGGATCGGTAGGCGGCAAAAAAGGTTTTGCACTTAATCCAGAACTGGCACGTATTTGCGGTGCAAAGGGCGGCCGAATCAGCAAACGCAGATCTAAGCAAGACATTGAGTTGGCTGAATTTGAAAAAACCGCGCCGTACGGCAGATGTAGCATGTGTAATTTAGCACTCATCAAATCTGACGCTGAGCGAAATGACTATCCAGACATGCACGAAAACTGTATGTATGAGAGGTTTGGAGATTAAGGCGTCGTGACTAAAAAAGCACTTCGCAAGAAGCAGCGCCGCAAGCGTAATAAACTGGAGGCTACGTAATGTCCCTGATGAATTGCACATTCACCGTTCGCTGGAGCGACGACAAAAACAAGCCGCACGCGAAAACCTACGCTACCGAAGATGATGCTAAGCGAGCTAAAAAATGGCTGCTGGAGCATGGCGTTCGGAGCGTAGACATCGCGGTCAAGATAAATAATAAGCCAGCCGGCAGCCTGAAAGACGACAAACCGTCTGATACTGAGGCTGAGCAGAAAGGATTTTGGTGGGAAAAATGATCGACGACAATCAATTCGACATATTCCAGTGGGCGAACTGGGCTGATGCTAATAAGAAAGATCTGCTCATCGACCTGTTCATTTTCAATAAAAACTTTACGCCATACGTGTTACCACTGAAAACATCGACCATAGAAGACCAAATGCGATCGCTATTTCTTTACGACATGATCAATTTTGTGGAGACTGGAGCAGCAGTTGGACTGTCTGTCAGAGACTATGCGACAAACGATCAAATGGAAAATGTTTTGCTATACAGCGAGCTTGAGAGCATTCAGCGTGCCGACACGCTCATCTATCTTCTTGGCGACGACAATATTGCTGAGTTCAACGAGAAAGAACACGAAATGAAGCGTATGCACGGTATTGTAGCGCGGTTTAGCGACCCAAAAGATCCAGACAAGACCTTTTACATCGCCAAACAGCTGCAGCGATCGCAGATGTTGAGCGGGAGTCTCACGTGGCAAGTTAGCGGTAGCGAATTTGGCGAGCTTAATGCCGACGCAGCGTTCAAGATACCAGCTGATAACCAAGTGCTAATCGCTGGCGGAAAAGTGTTTGCGTTTAATCCAAAGAAGTTTGTCAATTTGTTCAAGCAAGACCCATCAAGCGACGCTGCAACAAAGCAAGTCATTGATCTTTTGATGAAAAAGTTTGCACTGAACTTGCCTGAGGGGTTGTCATTCGCAGAGTTGGCTGACCGCAACAAATCACTGACTACTATGTTGATGAAGTTGGATGTTGAGCATTTGCCTTGTAAGGAAAGAGTTGTCGATTACGCCGAGGAAATGGATTTGGCGCTTATGTCAGACAATCACGACGGCATTATTATCATGGATAACCGTGACGCAATGATGTTCGTCAATATTCTGGCCGACAATTACGTCGATAGCAATCTGACTGATTCACGCTACCTCGTAACCGGCAAGAAGCGGATTGATAGCGATTCGCAGATGAATATGAATATATAAAAGTCATTAACTGGTGACCTATCACATGTCAATAGACTAAGTGAACATTAACATCGACCGTAGAACTGGCAGCATGATCTGAGGAATAAAGCTGGGTTCCCGAACGGGAGTAAGCCGAAAGGTGAGAAATCCTTTGCTCTGTAATTATGCTGTCAACTGGACAGATGACCATTTTGCCCACCCGGGTCATCTGTCTAATAGGCGACATCAACCTTAAACTAATTAACTAATGATATACACTTGGTGTCGCCTTGCCCCAGTTCTGCGGTCGAGGAAAAGGAACGAAATGAAAATTAGTCCGAAGTTTATGAAGAACGTTGACCCGCAAGACGTAGTGATTGTCTTAGGTGTATATGTACTGATAATTTCAATAATTGTCTTTTTGCACTGGGCTGCTGTTTGGGCAGATCAAATGTCAGAGCGAGAGGCTCAGTACACGAATACTAAAGCTCGCTGTAAGACAGTTGGCGGCGAAATGGGCTATTCGAAATGCTACAAGGATGGAAAGGAAATCTAAATGAAAATCATAGCAGAAAATCCAGCTGAAGAAGCCTTATTGTGGCGTATTAAAGCCTTAAGCGACGAGTTGGTCAATCAAGATAATCGATCCACTAGTATGCCAATGTGGACGATCCTAGATAACAACAAAGCTGGCAAAGACTATGGCGCGGTCATGTACTTTACTGGCAAAGCTGCCGAGCAGCATATCAAGGAAAACGATCATCATTATGATAATCCAATGATATCTGTTCGTAGCGCTCACGACAATCGAGAATTAAAAGACATTGTTCACTTGCTTATCCTAGCTGGTGGAAATGAAATACCAAGTAACCATTATGGAGTTTTGAGAGATGTGTGATATTAACTTCCGCGTTTGGGACAATCTAGAAAAGTCTTATCTTAACGAGAAAGACATAGCTATAGACAGTCTGGGCAATATATTTATAATTGAGGGATACGATCACAATGACTCCGAGCTATGGTATGCGCGAATTTTACCAGACCCAGACAACAAGCGGCATGTTATCGAGCAAGATACAGGGCTAAAAGACAAAAACGGTACAAAGATTAACAAGGGCGACGTCCTTATAGACGACGCTGGCGAACCTATTGAGCATTGGGTTGTCAAATTCTCTGACGGTGGATTTGTCGGCGAATGTGCAGGTGTGACTGCGCCTCTCTTTGAACTAACACAACTAGAGCTTGCTGGTAATATTCATGAAGACTCTGAATTAGTGGAGGAAAAATGAGATTATATAAACTACTAAAAGATTTACCTACCGTTAAAGCTGGGGCAATCTTCAAAGAGAAAATTAAAATCGATGGCACAAGAGTTTTGAAAGCGTGTGAATCAGGCCGTAAACATTCAATTCTTGTTAGAGAAATCGATAATTTTGACGAGTGGTTTGAACCAACAGACAGTATCAATTGGAAGCCTAAACACGGCGATGAGTATTTTTGGATTGATGAATGTGGAAGCATATTGCCAGGTACCTTTTACAGAGACTCCCTGTATGATCAGCAACGACTTACTTTTGGCAATGTTTATCGCACTGAAAAAGAAGCCGAACAAGCCAGTGAACGTAAACTAGCCGAGGTCAGACTACGTCGGACGTCAAACTTTGAGCCGGATTGGAGCAATAACGATCAGAATAAGTGGACAGTTTATTACAACCATAATGATAAAGAGTTGTTGGTTGAAGCGACTGCCTTTCTGCAATATCCTTCGGCTATTTACTTCGACACATATGACAGCATTAAAAAATCCATCGAAGAAAACAGAGAAGACTGGCTAAAATATCTCGGAATTAAGGAGTGGTAACAATGCCTAACATCGCAAACATGGAAAACCCAACCGAGGATCAAGAACAAGAAGCATTTGTGCAGTGGTTGCGGCTAAAAGGCTATCCACACTTTCGCGTGCCGAATGAAACCTACACCCGAAGCTGGCGCCAGAAAGCGAAAAATAAGAAACTCGGCGTGAGTTCTGGTGTGCCTGATCTGTTCGTGGTAGTCCCGGCAGACTATAGCGACGCAACGATGGAGTTCATGCACTATGGAGACAATCCTGTTGTTAGTGGCGACGGTGTTTATGGTAAAAATCATCGTCTTGTCGCTGTCGAAATGAAACGCAAGAAAGGAGGCGCGACATCAGCAAATCAAAAGCAGTGGATTAAAACACTCAATGAGGCTGGCATTCAGACCGTTGTTTGCAAAGGTTGTGATGCGGCAATTGAGTTTATTGAATCAATAACTTGAGAGATTTATGACTGAAGTGGAACGCTTGACTGCTTGATAAAACAGTCAAAGCATTTTATAGCTAGGCGCTGGTGAGATTGAACGGTTGGGAGGCCGCGATTGCCAGCGCCTAATCTGTATATTTCAGAGGTAGAGGAGGGACAACAAACATGGTCAAATGGCTAAAAATCGACAAACAAGACAAGACGAGGCGACGCCGTCAAGAGATCGGACAGGTCGCCATTTATTATATTTCGAAACAAGCAATTATTATTGGCGACGAGCGAAAATGCAAGCCGTTGTCGCACTACATTCTCTTGCAGTCTTGGCAAGACCGAAACAAAAAACCATACCAAAATATGCTGCGTAAGCTACAAAGCACTAAAGACTTGACTCTCATGCAAGCACAGCTCATCGCAAATAGCTACGGTGTACACATCTCAGCCGTTTCCAAGCAGTCAATACCAAAGGAACTACGCGTCAATCTCTAGAATTGTAATCATGAAAGATGACTTCAAATCATGTCCTAAATGCGGCCGAAAATATAAGCGGCAAGACAACTACGATATTCACGTAGCCAGTTGCAAACGCACGTCACCATCGACTCATGGTGGAGCCAGAAAAGGCAGCGGCGGAGTCAAGGGCAAAAAGACTCAAAAGGTTCTCGACCGGATGAAAGAGAAGCAGAGGATTTTAGACCGAATCACCAGAAACGCTGACAAGCTGTATGAAGCACAGTTCCGACTGGCGACAGGCGTGCAGATACTGTTCGTTATAAAGACCGACCGCAAGGGCAATCGTTTGCCGGCAGAGCAAGTTACTGACCCTGAGACTATTGCGGCATTTCTTGATGGCGAGCTGGACGGTGTGGACGACGAGTATTATTTCATTGCCACGCAGAAGCCAGACAACAAGGCTATTAAGGACATGCTCGACCGAGCATTTGGCAAGCCGGTTGACCACGTTGACCTATCTGTCGATGTTCGCGAGAAACAGCCGCCAAAGATCGTCTCGACTATCAAGCCGCGCAAAACGAAAGGCGAATAGTTTATGTCGCTAGAATTAAAGCCGAAGCAGCAAAGCGTTGTCGATATTATTAACGACTGTCCCGAAGTCGATACTATTTATTTGATTGGTGCCGTTGGCAC